GAGTAGGAACGTTTGATACTCCATACAATGCTGTTTTAGACTTTAATAAATTAAGATAAAAGGCCATTTCTGAATTTACTTGCAATGTTGTTTCTACATTTGTTCTAAAGTAATCCATAAAGATTTGAATGTCTGTTCCAGTTTCTTGTGAAATTCTAAACAATACAGTTGCAAATTGTGATGCAGTTGCTTTAGTTCTTGCAGATTCAGGGTTCCCTTTTAGCACACCTAAAAAATAAGAATAAACTGCGTCCCACTCTCCAGAATTTACTCTTAGTGTTTGAGCATAGAAACTATCAAAAATTTCAAGTGTGTTTTCTCTTTCTGTTAGTTGTAATGCCATTATGTAGAGGTCCCTGGTCCACTTGTTGATACTTGATTACCTGCAGGAGCCGAATTACCAGCTTGAGAAGTATTTGCATTGTTAGCCGCGGTCACTATCCCTTGGTTAGCAATTTCTATCATTCCATCAGAAGTGCCTCTAGTTATGAACTGGGCATCAGTATTAGTATCTTTACCACCGAATAGACTATTCATTAGTGCTTCTTTAGCCGCTTCTTTAGCCGCTTTCACCGCACTATCTACAACAGTATCTAAACCACCGTCATACAGTCGCCCTATAGTTTGTGCTTTTTCCCACGCCGAACTGCTTGATCTATCTTCCCATAGTTTTGATAAATCTGCCGGGCTACTTCCACCTTGTTCTAATGGGCTCTCTGTAGGGTCGTAGTTTGCTGGTGACTGAAAACCAAGAATTTGTTCTTTGTCATCGATCTTACCTGTGTTGTATACTACAGTCTCATAATCGACAGTCATTTTATTTTGCATTGTGCCTTGGCCATCGTCATAAGCATAAGTGTCATGGTCAAATGAAGTGATGATTGGATTGATTAGTGTGTATGCAATAAAGTTGCCTGCCCACATACCATAGACTGTAATGTTATTAAAGAAAGGAACTTTTTCTCCGGCAACGTTTGAATCAAATGCACTACCACGGGAATCCCCTCTGTAACCATATTCATTATCACCTGATAGTGAAGGATCATAAATGTTACGCCTGTTATAATTTGTTCCAGCGGTATTAAAAGTCCCAACGACTGGGTTCCAAGAATCTGCATAGTTATATCTATAGTATGCGTCCCACATAGCAGTAACTTGTGACATATTATCATCATGGAATGTAATATCAATTGGCTGATATTTAATTTTTGATTGAATCAATCGTTTTCTATTGTATTGATTCATTTCTTGTACTTCCATGTTAAACGTAGGTAACTTAACTTGTTTTACTAATAAACCGTAGTTCTCACCAACTGAAGGTGACCATGCTTGTTGGTTAATATCGAAATACGTATGGAAAGTAAATTTGACTTTACCTGCGTTACCTTGTCCACCTGGGAGGAACGTTTTAGCCGCATGTGTCCAATCACGTAAATATACTCGACCAGTTAACCTATCAAGTAGACTGACCTTAATATCACCGAGAAACTCTTTTCCTACATCTTTTAAACTCATAATAGTATTTATCTAAACAATAAACCCATAAAAAAACCGGTCGAAACCGGTTTCTTTATTTAAACTAAGTTTATACTAGGTAGCAGTACTAGTATTACTTGGATGTGTTTGTAATCCTGATTGTCCTATACCTGCTCCTGGTACGCCGTTAATATCGCCACCAGCATTTGTCTGGATTGCGTTATCGAAACGTAGAATCATTGCAATAGTAACTGCTTCAGATGTAGCATAGTTTAGAGTCTGATAGTTTGCTTGTTGTAAGAAACAACCTGCTAATGACCAGTTTTCTAATACTGTTGGAGTAGAGATACCATTACCACCGTCTAATATTTGAATTTCAGTACTGAATTTATAATCAGAACCTGTTGCGGCAGAAGACTGCTCGTAGAAATCTAATTGACGTTGTAATTGTGCGCCGACTGCTTTTGATATATTACCAGAAGCATCGTCTCTAACATTAATAGAAAGTGTTTGCCATGTGTGTTTACCTGCAAGATAGACACGTGAGTTGTACACGTTCATAGTGATTTCATCGAATTGAACTTGTGGTCTCGCACAGTCTATTACTTGTCGTGTAAGAACTAGTGAAGAATCATCGTCAAAACCAAAATCAATGAAGTTCACACGGAATCTATATTGAAGTTTTGGCATCAACAAGTTTTGGTTAGCACCCCCTTCAGGTTGTACCGAAAGTTTTGCTAATGTATCTGAGGCTGTTGCCATTGTTAATCTCCTGTTTTTATATATCTTTTAACTTGATATATATATTTATCTTTTTAATTCAAAGAGGCCGAAGCCTCTTTGTATATCTTTTTTACGATCCTGATAACTCACCAGTATTGAATATTCTGACTGGAACATAGATGAACTCAGCGGCTTTCACGGGCTCTACTGCTATGTCAATCCAAAGTTCATTTCGATCAATTCTTGCTGGGGTATTATTAGAATCATCACAGACTACTGAGTAGTCATATAATCCTCGTTTTGAAACTAAGTCTTGGAACAATGTTTCTACTACTGCTTTAATAGACTTTCTTGTTTGTGGGTCATTAGGTTCAAATACAAATGGTCTCGATGCTAGAATTAATTGTCTACGTATGTAAGCAACTAATCTTGCTACGTTAACTCTATCTAATGCAGATGATGAATTGTATGAAGTTTTGTTACCATAGTTCAATAATCCATTACCTGTAAAGAATACCATTGGGTTAATAAAGTTTGTATATAATACATCTCTAATACCAATACGTGTTCTGATTGAGTTAAATTCTCCTTCTGCGTCAATGTAACCGATGCTTGTAGCATTATCGATTATACCACGTCTAGTACCTGCTGGTGCTAACCAAGGATAAGCAATATTATCGTTACGCAACATAGTTCTTGTCATCATATGTGATGATGGTACAGCAACTAAGTTACCTGATAGATCACTAGTGATACCTGATGGATAGAATAGACCCATATAAGTATTTCTACTTACAAGTCCATCTTCACCAGTTGTCACTGCGGCTGCGGCATTAGTTGCCCAAGCCTGAATTTCAGTTGCATCATCTTTCAATCTCATTGGTGTATCACCAACGATGTAAGAAGTTTCACCTCTATCAGAGTTCAATGCTATCATGTTAGGCTGTAGTTCAGGATAACCTGGCGTTGCTTGTAAGTTGAAGTAGTTATCTTCGTCTCTAATTGCAACGTTAGTGTCAATTGATGAACGTAATGCTTTAGTTACCATTGCTCTTTGTGCTTTACGACCTGCAAACATTGCTCCGTTTGATTGATCTCCTGAAGCAGATACCCACGCATCTTTTTGTGTTGGTAAAGCCGAAGTCGGGAATCTATCAGCATTAAAGTAATTGATACGATATTGCTTAACGTTGTATGAAGAACGTCTTGTGTTCCAAATTAGCATACCTTGTGGGTAATTGGCTGATAAAGGAGCATCAATATCTAAGTAATCACTTGATAACAATGATACGATACTTGGTATCGGGTCATTTGCTGGATTAGTTGTACCGTTAGTTGCCCAACGTGTATCTTTAAACAAGATACCTTGTGGTGAAGTCTGATCAGAGTTGTCTATTAAGACCCACTTATCAGTAGCACTTCCGCCACCTACTGCTGGAACTGACTGCCATCTATAAAGATTAGGGTAAGTTTCTAAATCAGAAGTATCTAACCAAATATCACCGTATACTAATACTGTTGAGTCAGACTGTGTAGTCGGCTCACTAGCACTTACAAGTGGTCCTTTAGGATCAGTTGCATTTACTGTTCCTGGGCTAGGTAATCCATTTGAATCATAGCCTTGTGATTGATAACCTTTCCAGTTACCATCGTAATTGATCATTATATCTACTTGATCAGTTGATGAATAGAACCAGTTAGTAAAGTTAGTTGGTATTGCAGTTGGTGCACCTTCATTTGCTGTTAATGAATTTGCTCCAGTAGTTGTTAATGAGAATTCTCTCCAGTTTGATAACTGAGTTGTAAATGCATCTGCGCCTTTACCTGATTCCCATGTATAAGATGTAACAACACCTACAGTAACACTTGTTATAGTAACTACTAAGTCATTTCCTGTAGTAACACCACCTAATGCTGATCCTAAGAAAGTAACTCTATCGCCTACTGCGTGACCAGTACCACCAGATACTACTGCATCTGGATCAAAGTCATAATAACCATAATCATTAGTTACTGAAATTTGTAATGCGGCCCCTGCACCAGTTGTTGAACCCTGTACAGGTTGAAAAGTAATATTATCTCTGAATGGTCCGTTTTTACATCCTACTGTGGCAGTTGAGAATCCTGCTTCTGCGAATAAACCAGAAGAAATACCTGTTGTGCCATCAAAGTCATCTAATACGATAACTCCACCTGATGTGTGCGAGATTTGCAGTGAACCGTCATCATTAACACTTGCTGAAGTGTAAGGTATGTTCGCCGCTGACCATGCAGTTACGAAATCCGTTGCATCTGTAGCATCTCCTAAGTTAAATGTATAACCACTGCTCAATGCAATCGACCCTGGAGTCGAAATTTGAACTTGTGCTACATAAGGACCTGATGTAAAGTCTGGTGCCGCGTTTGTACCATTAATGACTGTAGCACCTGTTCCTGCTCTGTAGAAGTAATAAATTGGTGATGCTTCATACTCGCCGTTAAACGCATATTGTGCATACACAGACCCTGCTGGGATTGCTTGTCCACCTGTTGTATCTGCTGAATAGATTTGACTCCAATCAGAAGTTGCAAAAGTTGGTGTTTTAGCAGTATAACTTGATGCTACTGAATCGTACTCAGAAATTACTGGTTGTAATCCTGTTCCATCAACCTTAACCCAAACAGAACCAGTTGTTGCTGGTTGTGCTTGACCTGATTGCCATAATGGCTGTTGAGCAGATGTTCCGTAGAATGCTCTTGGTTGAAATCCAGTTATTGCTGAACCAGTAAAGCCTAAATCTGCAAAGATTGTACCTGTTGCGCCATTCAATCTAATAAAGAATGGTGTAGCAGGTGATCCTTGATCTCCGCCTGTTTGTGCTGAATAAATTGCAAGTTTGTTATTAACAACTCCTGCTGATATATAACCCCAGTTGAGAGCATTAATGTCTGCCGCTAACTGAGTAATTGTATTGTTTGGTGACGCGGCCACTGTAAGAGTAGTAACGTTGGTTGCGTTAATAACTAAGTTAATAGTATCTCCTTCTGTCAACGTTGGGCTAGATGTAGGACAAGTGATTGTTGGCCATGCCGTCATCCACTCTTCTGAATCTAAGCCTACCCAAGTATTAGAACTATTTTTGTACCAATATGTGGGTGCATTGTCATTGTTAGGATTTCTGTAATTAGGAATCGAAACAACTGCATAGTCACCGATACTTCCTACTGATTGTAGAGGTGTACCTACTGAAACTAAAGTAGAGTCAGAGATAACGATTGGTGTCTTAACAGTGAATGCTCCTGTAGTCTCGTTAAACTCATTAATTCCCCATGTTGAAGAAGTTGTGTCTAACCAGAAAGAACCGTCTGTTGGTGCTCCAGTTGGTCGGCCTGTTGATCCTACTAAACTTGCTAAGTCTATATCTGCTCTAAGAACAAAAATCTGATTACTAATGCCAAGTGCAGAATAAGCCGCTAGTAAACCATATTCATTTAATTCATAGCCTTGTAACGGAGTACCGTTTGATGCTGTGTAAAAGAATGGGTTACCGTATAAAGTAACAAGATCACGTTGTGAAGTGACTCTGTATAATTTACTTGCATTTGCAGAAGTTGTTGCCGCCGCAGTTGCTGTTGATGTAGGATCCGCTTTATCTTGTGCTGTTGCTAACAAGAAGAAGGGAATTGATGCTGTTGCGCCTGGTAAGTATTGACTTTCGTCAATGACTGATACTTCTACGCCTGGTGATGTTAATGCCATAATATTATTCCTTTTGTATGATTTTGAGGGTTACACCCTAGATGTTTTTTCATACTATTATTTATCTTGTATTGCAAAAAACAATGGATTAAGATACCTTCGAAGGTTTTTTATAAATACTAATATGAGTATACCGAGACCAATATGCAACATATGCAACAGAAAAGTCTGTGCTGTGAACTATATTAAGAATGGTAAACGACATTATAGAAGCATGTGTGATCACTGCGGTAAAGTAAACAAGACAAGAAAGCCTATATATCTTTGGCAGAAAGCAGGGTATGAAAAAGATAAGACATGTTTTTTATGTGGATTTAACAGTTTATACTCTACGCAAATGATTGTATATCACATAGACGGAAAACCTCAAAATATAGATTTTAAGAATTTAAGAACAGTTTGCTTAAATTGTATTGAGGTCGTAAAGAAAAAAGAAGTTGTCTGGGTTAGAGGAGACTTAACCGTTGACTATTAATTCCATATGTTTGTGCAAGTCATCAATCGTACCATTATTATTAACAGTATGATCGTAGTCTAATCCCACACTACTATATTCACTAGCATGTATATTTTGCTCAGTTAGTCGTGCAAGTGCTTGTGGATTCTTATAATAATTATAATCAACTGCATCTCCTAACCAATTAGGCTGATCTCCTCTTTCTACTCTGATTGAGGTTCCACCTGCTTTTTTGATAGCATCTACTTCATTTCTAAATCGACAATCAGTAATAACAACATCATCTTTTATTTGTCGTAATTGATTTTCGATTGCGGATACCCAAATATCATTATGAAATGATCGTCTACCAACTTCAGTTCCCCAATACTGTAAGACCCAACGAGGAGTTAGATGAGGCATGTTTAATCGTTTTGACCACCACTCATCAACTTCTTCGCGCCATTCTCTACTAGATTGAGTTGTACCTTCTAACATTTCTCTATCCCAACCAAAGA